GTGTGATAAACGCAACGAATGCCGCTACGACAAAAGCAGCTACCGTGATAGCGACTGACAACAAACCGAGAAGAAGGGCTAGGCCAAAGACCTTTACCCGACTCATTGGTCGAAGATAGACGATTTCTTGGAAGTGGTTGTTTTCACTTCCGAATCGTCTTCGGTTTTTTCGGGGGAATCACTCTTGGAGGATTTTGTTTCCTCGTCCCCGAAAAGGTTTTTTGACGAGGAGTTCCCGGTTTCGACCTTGGTATCGGCTTTCGCCGATGCTTTGTCTTCTGTTGGTTCAGGATCTCCTGCCCCATCGCCAGCATCGCTGTCATCACCAGGTGTTTCCACATCTTCATCTGGCTCCTCTTTGGGCTTGTTTTTGGAACCAGCGGGGCGACCACCCTTATTTTTGGCAGGTGTCTTACGAGGCTTGGTGGTGGGAGACCCATCGACCATGACCTCGGCAACGAATTCGTCGTCTTCCATACGGAGTTCGACACCAGTTGCATTGGTCATTTTCAGAATGTTCAAGACATACTGATCCAATGCTTCCTGGATTTCTTGTTCTTCCAGAAGGATACGCATTACGTTTCCCTTTCTTGGTTCAATTTCAGTGATCGTCACAAGGACGTATTCTTCGGGGGCAAAACCCCCAAAACCAAACGAGACATCGTCAAGAAACTTCCAATTGTCATCTTCAATGATCCCAACATGTTGCAGGGTATCTGAGAAGAACTTGTCCACGATGGAACAGATGTTTGCTATGTCGAATTCTCTCTTGGTCTTGGCAAAGACTTGATACCGAAGTTGAATTCTCCCCAGTGGGGGAACCTTCGCATCTTGTAACAGCTTCTTACCGTGGTCTTGAAACTTGTGCTTCAGTGCTGTGAGACTACGGAAGTGGAGGTTGCGATAAACGTTGAGGTTGAGTGCCGTGACCTTTTTGCGTGAGGTACGAAACCTCATTGGCAGTTTGATCTGATACACTCGTTGGGTCGGTGTGTTCATCGCAACCTCCTGTTGCTTGACGGTGATTAGTCGTCAAACAGTGAGGTGGAGGCTTTCGCCTTGGATCCACCTGCACCAGGCTTAGAGAAAGATTTCCCTTCGCCGGACTTCTTGCCAGACGACTTGTCGTAAGTCTGACCTTTGTTCCGTTCCAGCCACTTCTCGGCGTAGTTCGACTGGGACTCATCCATCTTGGCGATGGCCTTACCCAGCTCACGATCGTTCAGCACATCATCGAAGTTGCCACCCAGTCCGCGAACGAACTCGGCGACGTCACTGATTGTGACCAGCTTATCTTCAGGGAAGAATTTCACGATCTCGTTCTTATCGCGGACTTCGCCGGAAGGCTCGTAGTTGCCTGTGGATTCATTCTTGACTTTCTTGTCCACAGTCTGACGTTGGAGAGCGATCTGGATTTTTTCACCATGCAGCTCCGAGAAGCACTCAACTGCCTGGGGCAGCTCTTTCTTCGCGTCGAAGTTATAGATATTGACCGTCAGCTCTTCGACATCCATCTCGCCCATCTCTTTCGAGCAGACGAGCATACACAGCGAGTTGATCTGGTTGAAGCCAGGAAGGTTCTTCGCTTCACCTGTCTTCTTATCCTTGTAGGTCACATCGCCGTTGCGGTTGGAGACCCAGATTTGCTGTGTGGTCTGACGACCATTGATGTCCAGCAAAAGGGTCACGTTACGTGCATCAGAAGCCTGGGCTTCGCCGATGTACGCTGTCTTGATGGTGGCCGGATAGATGTCCGTATCCAGTACACCACCGCCTCCGAGGAAGTCGTCTTCGACTTTATCATCAGCGGCTTTTTTTCCTGCGAAAATGTTGCTCATTAGCATTGTTCTTTCTTTTCAGGGGTTGGGTTTTGGTTACTTGTTCGGAGCTATTCCGCGTAGTAACCAACGAGTTGGTCGATGACGAGCTGTGCATCATTCTCGATGAACGTCTCGTCGTCTGAGAACAGACCGAAGGGAGAACGTAAACGATCCCCAACTGTTGCTCTCGTGGTTCGGGTTTGGAAGACGTGCTTGTAGCCCATGTCCCGATCCCGTTCAGAGATGGTGAGCAGTTTGCCTTCGTTGGCATCCTTCTCGATCTCCTTGATCGTAGCCTTCTTGGCTCCAATCACGGTCGTGAAGTAGGCTTCAAGACCGTTTTTCTTCAGCGCACCTTTGACAGGTACGGTGTGGGAATACTTGCCAGAGTTCTCATCAAGCACAGAGTCAATGTGACCCAGCATGACTGAGTAGCCGGGAAATTTGGCCACATAATTGTACATCAGTGTTTTGAAAAACTGACCGTAAGCACCCCACTGCTGCATCGTATTGGATGAACCAATGACGTGAACAGATTCAAAGCGATCCATCATAAAGCTGATGGTGTCAATGATGATGGTGTGAAACCGTCCGGGGTTGTCGATGACTTGCTGATACAGATCAAAGATCTCTTCAGGGTCGTCGATAGTCACCCGTTTGAATTTGTTTTTGAAAGGTAGTGGTTTACCACCTTCGCAGTTGATGTAGAGCACACCTTCTCCACCACGGAGGTTCCGAAGACAGGCACTTTTACCTGCTCCAGACTCTCCTGCAATGAGGATAGACTTTGGACTTTCAGACATTATTTGATTTCCTTGAGTTTAAGCAATTTCTGTTCAGCACCAACAGGACATACAGGATCGTATGTGTCTGTGTTCACCCATTTCCCATCTTCTTTGAAGACGAGATACCAGTAGGCTGAATAGAAAATGATATGTGTGGATGGATCACCCATAGTAATCTCCTTTGTTGGTTCCCCCAGAGGGACTCAAACCCTCATTCCTCGTTTAGGAAACGAGTTTCTATCCCGTTGAATTATGGAGGTGTGGGTTCATGGGGCAGTCATTTTACTGGCTACCGATTTCAGAATGGTCAGCTCCACTTCATCCTTTTTCAGGGGACTGATAGACTGCTCATTGAGCGTGTTGACCTTCTTCTTGATCACGTCATAGGACGCTCCGGCATCGACCAACATCATAGCGAATTTCAGCAGGTTGTCATTCCGGTGTCCCACTTCCATGTTGTTCAGGAACCAACGCTCAAGGTGATCCAAACGTCCCAGATCGGCCACCTGTGCGGTGTACTCACTGTGCTGCTTGGTCTTGGGGATGAACGGTAGGACGTTCAACAGATTGGTTCCCTTGTGGACAAAGACATCACTGTCTTCATGGGTCATCCATTTCTTTGACCGCTGGTTTGCGGACTCATCAGATTTGAATGGGAGCCAAAGAAGAAAGCTGTTCATGAAGTCTCGATAGTCAGCCTTGTCCAGCTTCAGGTTGTAGTTGCAAGGCATGATCAAACGGAACCGATGCTCTTCATCGGTGTGACGCTTGGTCGTGGCTGTCATGAAAGTGTACTCTTTCATCAGCTCATGGAGAGCTTCCAAACGAATACCCTTGTTGGTGACTTTGCCATCTTTGTCACGCTCATGACCGTCGATGTCGGCAACCAAACAGTTGAAGCCTTCAAGAACGTTGTCTTCTTTCCGGTGCTCATCAACGAAGTGATGGTTACACCAGTGTAGACCCGGAGCTGCAAGCATCTTTGAGATCTTGTCAAATGGTTGGGTCATTGGAGAATAGTCAGAAGCGAATTGATCAGAGAAGCTGAAGCTGATCTTATTCAGATCGGTCTCCTCCAGCGTTGAACCAGTGAAGAAATCAACTCCGCTGATCACGTTCTTCTTGATAACAACGTGGTTGCCCACGCCCCATGCCATTGCGAGATCCATAATCTCTCTCCGTGGAACGGTAGAGGATGGATAATATGGCAGATCTTCAACGAGATCCGCATGGGTCAAGGTCACGCCTGACTCAGCGATATACTTCGCCAGACGTACAAAGTTGCGTTCACGCTTCAGGAGCTGTTGAAAGCTGGCACCTGATTGTTCTACAACCTTGAGAGCTTGCCGGAGGTTTTGCTTCGAGATCGAATTGGAGTCGTCCAGGAAAGCATAGATCCCAGCAAGTTTGAGAGCCTTGAAGTACCGGTGAGACAGCTCTGCCTTCCGGATCACTTCATGTTCTGGCAAAGAGTTTGCCGTGGACTCACAGAAGAGACGGTATGAGATCAACTCGACCCCCACTTCTTTTGGTACATCAATCTTCTTATTGTAGTACCGGGTGTCAGCGAACTTGGCGAACTCGGCCTTCCATTTCAGAAGTGCCCGGGACCGGTTCTTGGACACCAACCCATCGTAGACATCCTCTGGATTGACTGTCGCTGAGAGGATCTCAGGACGGCCCATGCCAAAGAAGCAACGACGAGCATACCCAGTTTCCAAGAAGGAGTAGAACTCTTCCTCAGTCTTGGATCCGTCGAACAGCTTGGAGGTAGTACCGAACATGAGCATGTTGGCAGGGGTGGTCCCGACCAAGTCTATGCCACGTTCGTTCTCGGCTGTGTTTTTTA